AGTGTCAGATTCGCCTGATGCATCTTCCTGTCCTCCTTCCTGTTTAAATCTGAAATCAACACCAATATTGGTTCCGAACATCGCGTTCACTCTCCGGCAGCAGTCCTGCATGGTCTCCAGCCATCTGGTGGCCTTCGCGAAGGTCTGCGTGTTGTTCATGTTGATCTCGTCAACGGTGGTCCGCTCCTTCTTCCGGATGCTCACGTTAGGGATACCAATATCCGAACAGAAATCATCCATGATGGAATCGAGCGTGTCCAGCAGGTCCAGCCCCAGGAAGTTCTGTTTCAGGTTCTGGCAGAACAGCTCCCAGGACGGAGTCCCATCATCATTGTACAGTTCCTTATCCAGGACGGCTGCAGGCTGCCCGGACGCGATCGTGTCATACATCTTCTTCAATGCCTCAGCGCCGCTCTTATTTCCCGCCGCGAAGACATACGCAAACTTGGTATTCACCAGGTTGCTGGCAAGGTCCTCAGCCGCTAAAGCCATTAAATTGGCATAATAGCTGATCAGAGGAGCAATGCCGCTGTAATCATCCTGAAAACGGATGATCTCAGCGTCCACGCCCAGGTCATAAGTCGCTTTGCTGATGTACCTGTTAGCAATGGTGATCTGATTCGGCAGGTAAAATACATTGTACCCAAACAGGCTGCACTGCTGCGGGATAACTCCATAATCAGGAGTGTTGATCACGCCCACAACGCCGTTAAGGTATAAAACCCAGGTAAAGTAATTCTCCGGCCAGGTCTCCGGGAGTCCTTCCCACTTATAGACAGATTTAAACTCCTCAAAGAGCTTCTTGCTGAAAAATGCAGTTAGTCCGGTGTTGGAACATCGGATCCCTGATGGGGAGTGATGGTAGGCCTGGATATTCATCTGCTCCCAGCTGAATGGAACATTTCCCATTAGATCAAACCTCCTTTTTTACGTTTCTTTTTTCGCAGCATCGCCGCCAGCAGGACGATCAGATCATAGGATCCGCCCGGAGTGACCGAGATCGGAAGGATAATAAATCCCTTAAATCTGACATACCATCCTGCGGTGTACCATCCATTGGCCCGTGTCACCGTTCTGGTGTCAAAGTACACCTGTCCATAATGGGACTCTGACAGGGTGATGGTGTTTGGATCCGGCATCTCCTCCACCACGGCCACGTGGCCCGGAGTTCCTATGATCGTTCCGGAGCTGTCGGTGGTGTCATAGACGGCCACGGCTCCCAGAGCCGGTTCTGAGGATACGGTCCATAATGTATCCGTGTCCCAGGTGTAGGCGTTCTGAAAGTGCGGACATAGGTTGTTATACACTTCCTGGTACGCATTCGGATAACCGGCTTCCGTCAGGATCTCCAGGACGCGGCCCCAGGCGTAGCAGGTACAGTTAGGAAGACCGTAATCATGTGGTGGTGTAGTCGGAGCCTGCCAGTAAGGATTGTTCGCGTACCAGTAAGGATTATTCATCATCCCGGAATCGTCAAGGCGCGGTGTAAAATTATACGTTGGCATCTCATCACCTACTCATAATAGAATCCCGATTCCATAAACGCGTTGATCTCGTCCCGCTCCTGCGCTGTCATGCCGGATGCCAGAGGGACGGTACCGTTGAAAAACTGCATATACCCTCCCAGCGCAGCAGGCGTGACCACTTCCAAAAGCGGCCTGCCCTGGTTCGCGTCATCTCCGGCAGCGATAGTATAAAAGGTAGAATGTAACCGGATCAGACCGGAGAGAGCGGCCCTGGCACCGTTGCTGCCGGTGCTGGAAAGAGTCGGAGTGATTGCATCAGAGAGGGATCCGACAGCTGAAGCAGCGGATACGGCAGCACCAACACCGCCTCCCGCCGTAGCCATAACACCACTAACGATGTTTGCCCCGGTATCAATGATGGCGGAAAGATTCGCGCTCTCCTGGGAGAGCTGCACCGGGACTCCAACCTGTGCGGTGACCCTGGTTAAAAATCTCTCCGTGTTATTCAGGAAGACGGTGAAGACCTCCATGATACCCATACCGGTCACCAGGTCTATTTTGATGGAGATCCTCAGATGATCCGCGTCCTGGATCAGGGATCCATCCAGCGGGATCACGCCAAAAGGGTTCACCTGCAGCTCGAACCTGCTATAAGGTGCGTTCTGCACAAATACGCCCTTGCTCGCCATCTGCGGATGATGCGGAAGGTTTATGGTGATATCCGGCATGGTGTGGGTCATTGTCTGATTGAGCAAGTTAGTATTGCTGACATCCCCACTCCACCAGCCATATGGGATCTTCTGGACCTGCGCTCCGAGCGGTGACGGCTGGAAAGGAATATATGTACAGGAGACGATATAATCCATTGGGTTGAAGATGGCCGCTCTTATTGCCGTATCCAGCGCGCCCCAGTTAAAAGTCCCATCATCCACCAGACGCTGATTGCCAAGTACATATTTCATGAAGTCCTTCAGCGCCCCCGGCGGCATACAGTAGTATGTCACGGATCCGGCCTGGGAAGTATCCGCAGGTCCGATCACGCCCAGGATGAAACGGTCCGCCTGGCCCCATGGGGATGGCGCGGTGGTGTCTACGGTGCTGGCGTGAAAAGTCGGATAGAGATTATCCATGACCCTGCCATCATAACGATTCGCCGCTCTCATGCAGAACATGGAAGTGCTGCCGATCACCTGCCGGAAGGACGCGAGGACATCACAGGAGCAGTCAGCCTCCCAGAACCCGGCGACAAAGGACCAGTTAGAGATGTAGTAATAGCGGTTAAAATCCTCCGCGTATAACATATTATACTTCGTCAGATCACTCCGGAGCGTCCCGGAAAAACGGAAAGTCGGATTGATGATAGAGCAGTCGTGTTTGATCTCTCCGCTGATCCTGGATCCCCCGGACGGTCTCGCGGTGGATTTTGGTTTTTTATTGGCTTTGTAAAGTAAGATATCCATAACCAAACTCCTAAAGAAAAATGAGGCGAGGCGAAGCGCCCCGCCTCCACAGGTGGATCATCCCGGCCCGGCGGGAGAAAGGGAAGACAAAGCCCCGCCGGTGGAAGGATTATGCGATAGTGAATACTACAGCATTCTCGGAGAAGTCGTTGTAGTATCTGTCGGTGAAGTGCCAGTAGAGGTTAGAGTAGCCTCCGCGCGGATTCCAGATGGAATCACTCCACTGGTTGACCGTGGTCACACCAGCCGCTTCTCTGTCCATCAGGACGGCGAAGACATACGGCAGGACCTGCGCGGTGCCGGTGGCGCTTGCTCCGGTGGCATCCACATAAGACGGAGTCACATTGACCTGTCCGCCGTCAGTGATGCCCTGCCAGAAGTTGACTCTCTCGGTGATATCGATCTTATTGCTGACCTCATCCGGATGGAAAACGCTGGACAGGACGGATGCCTCCACGTTATTGATCTCCGGGCTGTAAATAAACAGTCTCTGATCTCTCTTCGGAGTGTGGCGCGCGATCGTCTCACCGAAGTTGTAATGATAAAGCGCGCTTCTCTCCGTCATCTTGTCGGAGATGGTCTTGATGTAAGCGTATGCCCACTTCACGAACGGCTCAAAGTTCGCCGGCTGCTTGACGGTCTCAGCGGTGAGGGTGGTACTCGCGTACTCGTTATACTCCGCCAGGAGGTTGATAACATGGGTGCCGGTGGTGTCCACAGTGTCCTGATAGATCTTCTTCGCGCCAATGAGGTTCGCCAGGGTGAGTCTTGCCATATCTTCATGCGCCTGTTCGATCAGGTCACTGGCATTCTGCATCACCATGCTGACGAAGGACCCAAACTGATCCGGGCCGGTAAACGCGGTGTCGAGCTGATCTCTGAACAGCGTCATGCTCTTCTGGTAAATGTTCTCCCCATAAAAGTTGGTCTGAATGACGGACGGTTTGTTGACCACGAACGGATCAATTGCCTGGCCGTCAACCAGCTTCATACGGTCATCTTCCTCAAACGGCTTGTCCAGCGCGGTGATCTTTCTGACATGGTTCCCCCATCTCATGGAGTCCACATCCAGGCCGCGGAATTTTCTATCATACGGCCTCACGCTGAAAATGGTTCTGCCCAGGACCTGGCTGATCGCGTTAAGCATATTATCATAGCCGGTCTTAAGCACTGTCTGACCAACAGAAACAAAGCTGCTGGTGTCAGTCGCCACCGGAGCGCTCTGGCCGGTAGCCTGCTGCTGGATTTGGTTCAGAATAGTTGCGAGCTGATTAAAGCCCAATTCATTTACTGCCATTGTCTTTACCTCCATTCATTGCGTAGTTAAGGATATCTTCAATCGTTTCAGTCTTTGGCGGTTCGCCTCCGCCGGTGCGGATGTTCGCGGCCTGAACAGACTTCGTGAGCGCCTGCAGCGCCTCCAGGATCTCATCCGTCCTGTCCGCTGCCGGTTCTGCCGGTGCTGCCGGTTCCGCCGGTTCTTCATACGGCTCCATGGATTTATGGAGGGTGACGATCTCCTCCGCCGTGAAACCTGCTTCTTTCAGTTTCAATACGTCTTCGATACTGATCATGCTTTTACTCCCTTCAGTTTGATCTTCTGACCCGGATAAATCAGATCCGGAGTCTCCATTTTATTCTCTTTGGCTACCTTGCGCCAATCGAGGCCAAACTTCGCGCAGATCCCGGAGAGCGTGTCCCCGGCTTTGACCGTATACGTGACGGTCTTTGTCTTCGGCTTTGCCGGTGCTGCAGCTGCATCCTTCAGATGGTTAAGCCCTGCGCCCCGGATCACTGCAGGATAATCATAATATGCGATGTTGTGATCTAAATTAAAATCTGCTCCTGCATCCGTGTATTGCCACATCCCGCAGGAGATGCCCGGTTTCCTCACGCCCCACTGCGCCAGCCAGGTATCATATCTCTCTGTGATGGATCCGTAGAGCCGGTCCAGGTTCGAAAGATCCGCGTATATACTTACGTAGTATCCCTCTTTCTCAATGGCGTTGAGGAAGGATTTACACATAAGAGTTAAATTGTTCTTTCCGGTGCTGCCGCCATATTCAGCGCAGTAGCGGATAGAGTCCTCTTCGAAGTCCAGCGCAATTGGATATTCAAAGTATCCATTGTACTTCTTAAGGCTCTTCAGGCAGGCCCTGGCATTCTCCAGTGCGGTGAGCTGATCCGTGGCGTACAGGAACCAATACCCGCCGATCTTGAGACCCGCAGCCCTCGCGCCCTTTATGTGGGCATCCGCTTCCTCATCAACTCTGGTACCGAGTCCCAGCCGGATCATGAGGAAATCATATCCCGCCTTCTTGATGGCTTTGTAATCAATGCCGGTATTCCAGGCAGATACATCAAGGCCCTTTTTACTCATCAGACTTCCCTCCCAGCTTGATATAATCGGTGAGCTGCTGGATCGCTACCTTAAGATCATTGATGATCCCGGTCAATTCTTTGGTCTCCTGCTGGTGTAAGGTCCGCTCCGTGTCCAGTGACTTAAACATCACAATACAGCATACAATAGGGAAACCGACAGTCGAAATAATGTTTACCAGATCTGTGTATTCCATTTTATTACCTCCCGGGTAATTTATTTTCGTGGTGGGTGAGGAGGCATCATGGGTGGATCAGACCCGGGCCCGCACTTCCGGTGCTAATCTATGGGCAGCCCCCTCACAGCTGAATCATAACATATTATCATGAAAAAATCAAATTACATTAGATTTACTCATGGTTTGATCAATTTTAAAAAGAGTCCCTGAGAGTACGCATCTTCAAACCATAGGTGATCGGTGATATATTTTATCCAGAGATCACCCCACTTCAGCCGGAATTGCTCCGGGCTGATCTTCCTTGGAGATCCGGAGGAGTGAAGGGAGGCATAATAATCATGACTTCCTTTTATCTTATATACTACCAGCTCCTGGACCTGGATAACCGGGGTGATGGCCTTGAGCGGGTAAGACTTCACCATATGGTCATCGAATCCAAAACTGTTCTGGATCGCCATCTCGGAAAAGTCCGTTTCACCCACTGCTTTATACAAAGCGGTTTTGGCTTTGCGGTCACTGATCGGAGAATGCTGCAGGTATACCAGCGCGATGCCGCGTTTAGGCAGCAGCCGGATCTCTTTCCCGGTCTTCGCCATCTCCGCCAGGTCCTTGATCACGCCCAGCTCTGTTAAAATCGGATTGAATAAGTTATTGGAGTTAGACAGCAGGACGGCCCGGACAGGATCCTCACCATTTAATTCTCTGTTACGGTTGATGGTCTCATAAGCGTTAAAGAAGGCTTCAGCCTCATTCCGGATCTTCGCCACGTGCTTCTCCGGGACGAACTCATCATATATGATATATTTCACCTCAGCCGCTGAAAAGCCCCTCACCTTGGAGATGGTGGATAGCGCCATGGTGTAACCTATCGGTGTCGGATCCTCGCCCTTGTAGATCACGCCATTGTATTTTGTCAGCGGCTTTGTAATGATCTCCTCCCCCGGTATGGCCCTGAACGGTGACATCTCCGGTGAGGTGATGAGATCTGTCTCTCCCTGGGTGCGCCGCATCAGGATAAAGGGAATGTTTTCTTCCTTTACTTTCTTTAATGCTCCATAGGTTTTGCCGGTGCCACGCGCGCCGCAAACGATGATAAAAGGATATGGGAGATCCATGAGATAGTCCATGTTCACATATCCATTATCCAAGTATAGTTTTTTCATATTATCCTCCATATAGAAAAGGGAGGCGCTGCCGCCTCCCTCACTTCTTACTCGTCTTCTTCCTCGTCCTGGTAGTAATCCCAGTCAAAGACCGTCACCGTGTAATATGCCTTCTTCTCCTTCTTGTCGTAGAAATTCTCGATCTTCGCCTTCTTCAGGATGATCTGGGTGCCGTCTTCCATGCGGCTGGCCTTCTTCGCTTTAGGACCAACGAACCGCGCCCACCAGCTGGACCATTTTGCTTTGTCGTCCTGGTCCTTGCCTTCATAGGTGCTGAGGCTGGCCTTTGCCACCTTGCCCACCATCTCCGGGGAAAATACTCTTGCTCTTGCCTTCTTGTCGATATCCATCTGTGTACCTCCTTAAGATATCTTATCAAGTTCTTCCTGGACCACTCCAGGAAACCGTTTTAATAAGTCCGCGTACTCCGCTGTGATTCCCAGCGTGTACTCTGACTGGACTAACGCCACATTGGAGGTTAGCTTGATTCCATTATAATACAGATCCTTTGGGTTGTCATTATAAACTGCTGCCGTTCCTCCTGCTTTTTTAAAAGTGAACCCTTCTTTCATTGCCGGAAGTCCTCCGGCAGCCTCCAGCTCCTCCGCACCCAGCTTCTTACCAACACCGGAGATAGTAACGCCCAATTTGCCATTCTTCCGGTAAGCGTATTTCTTAGCGCCCATGGTCTTGAACTCCTCATAGATGCCCTCATCCTCAAACACGCCCATGTAATGGGTATTCCCTGCCGGATCCTGAGCATATGCACCATGCTTGATGGAGCGGGCTTTTGCTTCCTCATTATAGGCGGTGAAATCATGCTCTCCCAGGAACTTTACACTGTCAGTGTCAGCATATACGAAGTCCTCCCCGGCTATCTTGATGCCCTGTTCCAGGTCCCAGCGCGCCCAGGCCGTGATCCATACGCCCCACTGGTAGGCCAGGTAAGGATTTTTAGTGCTGGCTTTTAATTGCTTCTCAAGGTCCGCTTCCTCAGATAACAGCACTTCGTTGCTCTCCTCATCAAAGATCAGCTCCGGACGGATGAGCGCCATGACCATCATGCCGTAAACGGCATTGACCATCTCTTTTGAGTGCATGTATTCCAGCTCCTCACCGGCCACTCCCTTCAGACTCGTTTTCTTTTCGTATAACGATTTGACCGTATCGGTGATCTGACGCGGCAACCGGCCATATCTCGCGGTCCAGGCCTTCAGGATCCGGATCTCCGCGTCATACTCTTCCTTTATAATATTATAGTCTACATCGGTAACAGCTATGATGAGATGATCAGCGGACAGCACTCTGCCATTGTCGAAGTCCCCGCCGGTAAGCTCT